GGGTCACCTGGAGGCGGCAGGGGCCGTCCGTGGTCATCAAGGATCTGGTGCAGTAGGCCGTGACCTCCTTCCTCCTCGACCTCGCTATCCTGGCCCTGCTGCCGCTCGGCTGGTGGTTGGCCCACCGGAGGCGGAGCCGGTGAGACGCCGCCGCATCTCCGACTACGCTCCGGTCACGGGCTGGGAGGTCGCGGGTGCGCTCGCGGCGCTGGTCCTGTTTTCGTTTGCCATGAGCCTCCTCCTCGGGCCTGACCAGGCAGAGGGTGCCGAGCCCGAGGTCCAAGAGATCGTCCAGCGCGTCCGCGTGACCCTGACCGGCTTTTCCGCCCACTCCGGCCCCCACGAGTTCGAGAGCATCCACCCCGGCCTCGGCCTCGAATACCAGATCAGCCCCGACGCTGAGTCCCCCTGGGGCTTCGCATTCTGGGGCCACTACATGGTCAGCGACAGCAACGCCCGCCCGGCGTGGTGGGCTGGCCCGTCCGTCTCCTACGCCATCGGCGACCGTGACGGCCTGCACCTGGAGCCGCGGCTTGTCCTGGCCTGGGGCCAAAAGCACGAGCTGCACGACGGCGACCCGGGCCTGCTCGGGATGCCGGTCCTCGGCCTCGGCTACGGCCCGGTCGGAATGGATCTAGGCATCGTCCCGGCCACGCCCCTGACAAATGACGTGGCGGTCTGGTTTGCCATGCTCTGGTTCCGGTTCACGGCGGGGGGTGGAGAGTGATGAGCCGCACCGTCCGCGACACCACCGGGGCGCTCATGGGCGAGGGCGTGGTCCGTGATGGGCAGACGCTCTCCAGGTCCAGGGGCTACCGGGCCTGGAAGACGCTCATGAGCCGAGTCCGCCGGAGTCGGGATCGGCTGGCCGTTTACATGGGCCGCGAGCCGGAGCGCTGGCCCAAGATGGATGAGGTGTGGTGGTGAGCGCTCCCCTGCTCTTCCTGCCCGGCGACGTCGTTCTCGTCCGCGGCAACTCCCTCTTCTCCCGCGCCATCCGCTGGGCCACGAGGCGGCGGCACGAGACGCCCTCGCGCATGAACCATGGCTGCCTCATCGACGACACCGCCCCCCTGCCGGACGCCGAGGTGACCGAAGCCCTAGCCACCGTCAGGACGCATCCCTTCGCGGACGTGCTCAAGGACGGGGCCGAGGTCGAGGTCTGGCGACACACCGGCCTGACCATCGCCGAGCGCCAGGCCATCGCCGCCAAGGCCCGCGAGTACCGCGACCGCAAGTATGGGGCCGGGAAGATCGCCCTGCACTTCATCGACGCCCTGGTGAACAAGGTCTGGTGGGGAGAGCGGGAGTTGTTCATCGCCCGCCGTCTCTGCTCCCTGGACTCCCTGCCCATGTGCATCTGGATCCTGGTGTTCCCCTATTGGAAAGGCGCGAAGGTGCTGTTTGGCCCGGACCTGGAGCACGCGCATCCGCGGCTCATGGACCCGGACCATCTCCACGATTGGGTCATCAAATCCCCGTCGTGGTGGCGGGTATGGAGCAACACCTGATGACAGGCGCGGACTTCATCGTCCCGGGCATTTTTACGTTCCTGCTCGGGCTCATCGGCTGGTGGCTCAAAGGCGGACTGGCCGACCTCAAGAGCACGCTCGGGCAGATCAAGGTCACCGTGGACGGGATCAAGGACGCGGCTGCGGCGGACAGGCTGGCCGCGAGCGAAAAGTACGCGACCTGGGAAGAGGTCAACAAGCTCGGGGACAAGATGGACAACATCGGCGAGCGCGTCACCCGTCTGGAGAGCGTGAAGTTCAGCCGGGGCGTCCCCGCAGCATCCGAGGCCCAGAAGGCATGAAACTTTCCCACCCCTCCCACCCCCTCCGCAGCGCCCAGGGCTGGGGCCAGGCGGCCCACCTCCAGCCGCCCTCCGGCTCCAGCCTCGGGCGCCAGCGGGGGCATGGAGATCAGACGATGAGCAGACGGCACCTGACCGCTTTTCTCGTGGCCCTGGCCGTGGCCCTGACGCTGGCCGCCGCCGGGCAGGCTGAGGCGGCGAACGTGTACGCCAAGGACGGGGAGTTCAACGCCACGGTCGGCACGGACCCCGCGGCCGCAAACGAGACGTGGGGCGCGGCGCGCGCGGCCTATCACCACGCGCTGACCTTCGTCCCCTCCCCCTCGATGGCGAACGCCACGGCCGGAAACATGACCTGGCAGGCGCGACCCCTCGGCGCGGACAGCGCGTGGGTCAACGCGACCGGGGTCAACGGGACCGACAGCGCCCCGCAGACGGTCACCTGGGACGGCTTCTGCCAGGAGTTCCGCCTGTACGCGCCCAATACCGGCGTCCATGGCTCCTGGTACTACACCGGCGGGGAACTGTAGGCAGTCATGGCCAGAGCCAAGGGTCTGATCCAGCCGCACGAGATCAAGCACAACCCAGTGGGCATGGCCCTGGGGCGCTTGAAGGTCACGGCTACCTCCATCGCCAAGATGGTCAAGGCCGAGATGGAGGCCCACGAGACGCAGACGGTCAAGGTCCAGGGCGTGGTCACAGCCGAGGAAGTGGGCAATGCCCGGGTCATCGCCAAGAGCGACCGGGAAACCGTGCTCGCGGTGGACCAGATCGCCTGGACCGTGCGCCGCAACGCGCGCCTGGACGCCGCCAAGTACCTGGGCATCCAGCCCGCGGAGCAGCACGAGCTGACCGGCGAGGGCGGCGGCCCCATCGCGTGGACCTACTTCCCCCCAGAGCCCAAGACGGCCGAGGAGTGGGAGGAGGGCTACCGCAAGATGACCGAGGAAAAGGCCCGCGTGGAAGCCGCGGCCAAGCCCGAGGGGGGCGAGTAGTGCCCTTCTGGACGCCCCAGCCCGGCCCGCAGGCCATGGCCGCCGTCTGCCCCGTGGACATTGTGTTTTACGGCGGCACGCGCGGCGGCGGCAAGTCGGACACCCTGATCGGACGGCACATCCGCGGGGCCGAGCGCTACGGCCGCCACTGGAACGGGCTGGTCGGGCGCCGCAAGTACAAGGACTTTTCAGAGCTGCGTCGGCGGTGGGATGAGCTGATCGCCTCCGGGCTTCCTGCCGAAAGGATCGGCGGGGATCAGCAGCAGAACGTCGTCCGCTTTCGCAACGGCGCGACGGTGACCATGACCTCGTTCGAGAACCTGGGCTCGGCCGACGACCACCAGGGCCACCAGTACACGGAGATCAGCATCGACGAGGCCCCGAGCATCCCCTTCATCGCCCAGTTGATCGACAAGCTGAAGGGCTGCCTGCGCTCCCCGCATGGCGTGCCCTGCCGCATGTTCCTGACCGGCAACCCGGGCGGCTCCGGTGCCGCGGCCATCAAGGCGATGTTCATCGACGCCGCCCCGGCCGGGACGATCATGCGCGACGCCTCGGGCATGACGCGGGTCTTCATCTCCTCCACTCTGGAGGACAACCAGATCCTCTGCCGGAATGATCCGCGCTACGTCCAGACCCTCCGCTCGATCCAGGACAAGGCCCTGCGCGCGGCATGGCTGGAGGGGCGCTGGGACGTGTTCGTGGGCCAGGCGTTCGACTTCTTCCCCCAGACCCATGTCATCGACCCTGCGCCCGTGCCCTTCGGCGTGCCCATCTACAGCACCTTCGACTGGGGCTTTGGCAAGCCCTTCTCCTGGGGCTGGTGGTGGGTGGATAACGATGGGCGTGTTTACCGCTTCGCGGAGTGGTACGGCTGGAACGGCACGCCTGACACCGGAATGCGGCTGTCGGATTCCGAGATAGCCGCCGGGGTGCTGGAGCGCGAGGACCGGCTGAACATCGCCGGGCGGCCGATCATCCGCCTCGCCGGGCCGGACTGCTTCGCCAAGAAGCCGGACTTCCGCGGCGGGGGCCAGGGGCCGAGCACGGCGGAGGTCTTCGGGCAGCACGGGGTTCATCTCTCTCCCGGCGACCCATCCAGGAGCCTGAAGATCAGGCAGTTTCGGGAGCGCCTGACCGTGCGCGGCGGCGATGCGCCGATGTTGCTCGTGTACTCGACGTGCAAACACTTCATCCGGACCATCCCGGCCCTGTGCCTGGACGACGCCAACCCGGAAGACATCGACACCGACCAGGAAGACCACATCTACGACGAGGCGTGCCACGTCTGCATGGCCCGGCCGATCACCGGCGTCGTGAAGACCGTGCCCGTGTCCCTGCCGGAGCGGCTGGTCCGCTACGTCACCGGCAAGACCCAGGACCTCCCGACGGACCGCCCCGGGGCATCCGACGGCTCCTACGTCCCCGACTTCGTGCCGCCGGTCCCGAGCGGCCGGAAGGATGCAAGCTATGTCAGTTTCGATGCCTAGCCTGCTCGCGGGCCTCGTCCTGGCCCTGCTCCTGGTGCTCGCCGGGGGCGGGCTCGCCCTGCTCGGGGTGCTGCTCGGGGCAAAGAGCGTGTTCCGGACCAGGACGGCCAGCCTGGGAGACCTGTCGTTTCTCGGGCTGCGGCGCGAGCAGGCGGGCAGCGCGGGCGGCCCGGCCTCCTACGTCCCGGGGCTCGAACCCGTGTTCACGGACGAGGACCTTGAGGAAAACCCGAGCGAGCGGTCGGAACGGCTGCGCGGCCAGGTGAGCCCGCTCGCGGCCATCCGCCGCAAGGTCGAAGGCCAAGCATAGCCGAAAGGAGAGCCGATCATGCGTATCCTGTGCCCCAACTGCCGCCGCGTGGTCCTTGAGACTTCCGAGAAGTTCAAGCCCGGCGGCCCCTACACGAGCGCGATGTTCGCGCCGCACCATGGCCGCATCAGGACGCCGAACTCGTTCCAGTACGAGCGGTGGACCTACATGGGCGAGCATTTGCCGTGCCCGTTCTGCGACAACTTCTTCATCGACCAGCGCACCGGGGCGCTTCTCTCCGAGCACGGCTGGATCCAGCGCGGGCAGGCGAGCGTGGACGAGAGCCTGTGCATCCTGAACGCCGACGGCACGATCCGGACCATGACCGAGCAGAGCCGGGTCAAGCCACTGCTCGCGGACTGGGAGCGGCCCATCGACCCGGCGGACTGGCCCGGCATCTGGCGCAAGTGGGGCAGCGGACCGGCCTGGGGAGGCGCCGAGCCCACGGCGGACGAGCAGCGCAAGGCCATCATCGCCAGGCTGAAGGCTCTCGGCGTCGCGCGCGTCCACCCCGACACCGGACTGGACAGACTGAAGGCCAAGCTCGCGGAAGCCGAAGCGGCGTACACGGTCTAGCCGGGGCTGCCGGGGAACCAAAGGGGTAGCTCGTGGAAGAGACAACGGCCATCAGCCAGGTCCTCAGCCAGTTCAACCTGGGGAACATGCCCCCCGAGGGCTCGACCCATGTGGGGCGGTTCTTCTGGCGCCTGTGGACGCAGGCCAAGCAGGAGAAGGTGGACCGGCTGGGGATGCACGACTACTGGCTGAACCTCCACGAGCAATGGCGGGGCAAGAGGAAGCGCCGCAAGACCTATCCGACGATCAGCGTCAACTCCCTGTTCAAGACGGCCTATACGCACTGTGCGGCCCTGACAGAGCGCACGCCGGCCGTCGAGGTGTCCTGCGACGACGCCGACCCCAATCAGGTCCAGGCCGTGAACAAGGAGGCCGAGGGCTGGTGGGCGGAGACGGAGCAGCAGTTCTCCCTCTGGGCCAGCGTCCAGAACATGGAGGTCTACGGCACCACCGTTGAGAAAATGCGCCTGGGCGTGTCCTACGACGCGGAAGGCCGGGTGCTTGAGCAGGTCGTGGAGACGATCATCAAGGACCCCTTCGAGTTCTTCCCGGCTCCCGGGTTCAAGATGTGCGCGGTCCAAAGCCTGCCGTTTCTCTGCGATGCCTACCTGATGGACACCTGGGAGGTGCGGCAGAAGTACGGCATCCCCGGCAGCGTCCTCGTTTCGGCGGACGCCGAGGAGCAACTTTTTGGCCAGGCCCGGGAGACGACCAGGGGTGGCGAGCAGAAGCGCTCCGGGTCCTCGAACCTGCCGTCCAACTACGCCGACGTGGCCGGGTCGAGCACCAACGAGGCGCTGAAGGACAAGGCCCTGGTGGTGGAAATCTGGGCCAAGGACCGCTCCGCTGTCGAGCAGGAGGCTCCCGGGCAGGAGACGTTCGCCCAGGACAACTGGGGTGACGAAGTGCTCGACGTTGCGGCGCGCGACCCGATGCTGCCGCCCGCGGCCGAGCCAGCCGCCCCGCGCAGCCGGTTCAACTACCCGGACAACATCCGCCGGGTGGTGGTCTGCAACGGCGGCGACCTCGTGCTCGAAGACGGCCCGAACCCGAACATCAACTGGGAACTGGCCGCCGTCCGTGCTGAAAAGCTGCTGGCCACGATGGAACCCGTGCCGGCAATCGACCCCAACACCGGGCAACCGGTGGTTGATCCGGCGAGCGGCCAGCCGGTGCTCCAGGAAGACCCCATGGCCCCCGGCCAGCCGCTCATGCAGCCTGTCGTCGCCGACATGCAGGAGGCACTGGACACGGCCGAGGCCGAGGCCCGGAAGTCGCACCTCTGGGGCAAGTACCCCTACATCGTCATCCCGGCCCTTGTGGACACCTCGCAGTTCTGGGGCTTCTCCATGCTGGAGATGCTGGAGCAGAAGCACGGCAAGATCGAGAGCCTGTTGACCAAGCTCGTGGCCTACTACGAGCGCTGCATGTTCCCCACCCTGGTCAACCCAAAGGGCTCCGGGGTGGACAAGAACGAGTTCACCAACGCGCTCGGGCTCATCATCGAGCCGAACATCACCCACGCGCCGCTCATCGGCTACATCCAGCCTCCGCCCATGCCGCAGGGCATGGACAACCTGCTTCAGACCTTGATGTTCATGGAGGACATTATCTCCATGACGCCCGAAGTCACCGAGGGGAGACGGCCCAAGGGCGTGTCCGCGGCGTCGGCCATCGCGCTCCTCCAGGACAAGGCGAGCACCCTTTTCCAGCCGCAGATCAGGAACGTGGACAAGCTCATCCGCGAGCGCGGGCGGATGTGGATTTCCTTCCAGCAGCAGTTCGGCACGCGCGAGAAGCCGGTCAAACTGGACGACGAAAGCTCCTACCTGCTCCTCGGCATCGCCATGCTCGGGCAGTTCGACTTCCAGGTGGAAAGCGGCTCCTCGGCCCCGATCACCAAGGCCGGGCGGAGGCAGCAGTACATCGAACTGTTCAAGCTCAACGCCATGGACCTCGAAAGCCTCCTGGAGGTCCTGGAGATCCCGAACAGCAAGCGCGTGGTCGAGCGCCTGACCGAGCAGAACAGCCTGAAGGGCGCGATCCAGGTGCTCATTCAGGCCGGGCTCGACCAGGAAACGGCTCTTCGCATCTACGCCTTCCTGATGCAGGGCCAGTTCGGGACCGGCCCGGACGGGCAACAGGGGCAGCCGCCCGCGGCCGCCGCGGAGCAGTCGGCGGAAAACGCGGCGCAGTTCGCGCCTCCCGGCGGCCCGGGAAACGTGGCCCAGATGATGGGGTGAGAACGACCTGAAAAACCGCCGCCACAAAGGCGGCTGTTGAACATCCCCGGGTCCGGGTCGGAGGTCGGCCAACCTCCGGCGGCGGGACACAAGAAGAAGAGGCGGCCGTGTGGGAGCCCACACCTCCTGGCACGGCCGCCTTCTTCTTTGCCCAGGGGCGGAGAACCAAGATGCCCTTGTACGACTACGAATGCCCCGAGTGCCGCCAGCGGTTCGAGCACTTCCTGACCCTGGCCGAGGACAAGGCCAGCGGCGGCGTGCTGCGCTGCCCCGTATGCGGCGAGGACGCCAAGAAGATCATCGTCCTCGGCCACGGCGGCTTCATGCGTCCCGACTCCCCGTGGGTCAAGGACGCGGCCCGGGTGCTCTCCGACTCGGACAAGCCGCTGCCCATCGAGAACACGACCCAGCTCCGGCGGTTTTTGGAGCGCAACCCGAACATCGTTCCCGCGGACCACCACCCGGCCATGCCTTCCAGGGTCGGGGACATCGAGCGCCGGCCGAGCCCCGAGGTTCGCCAGGCGCAAATGGTCAAACAGGCCCAGGAACACCTCTACCAGAGGCGTTCCATCAGTTTGAACACGGCCGCGGCGCAGGCGTAGCGGACAAGCCCATCAAAAGGCCCCGCAAAGGACGCCAGTGCAAGGCCAAACGCGCTTTCTCCAGGGTCCGGACGAGCCGGTGAGGACCCGCCCACGGGCGGACGACCCGAGCAGGCCCCGGGAGGAAAGGAGGAAAGGAACATGACTCTCGAAGGACATGACGCGCTGCCCATCGGGCAGGACCCGGGCGACCTGGACCAGATCCAGGGCCAGGAAACCCTTGCCGCGGCCGAAGCCGGGCAGGGGCAGGAAGCCGACGCCCAGCAGGGCGGAGAGCAGGGCCAGGAGGCCCGCCTGCCGTGGGAGGGGCAGTTCGAGAGCCCCGAGCAGGTCTGGAGCGAGTTCCAGAAGACCAGGCAGGAAGTCGAAGGGCTGCGCTCGCTCAAGGGGCGGCAGGGTTACGAGATCGGCCAGCTTCGCGCGCAGGTCGGGCAGCTTTCGGGCCTGATCCAGCAGGCGCAGGCGGTCAAGCCAGGCGGGCAGACGACCGCCGAAGCCCAGGACCTCGACGCCCTGTCACGCAAGTTCGAGGACGGCGAAATTGACGCCAAGGCCCTCGTGACAGCTCTGGAGCAGCGCGTCAGCGCCGCCCTGACCGGGCAGATGGAGCAGCACTTTGCCAACCTCTACCAGAACATCCAGTCCGAGAACGACCTGAAGGAGTACCGGCAGCGCTTCATGGCCGAGAACCCCGGCTACGCCGAGGCGTTCAACTCCGGAAACCTCCAGCCCTTCCTGGAGCGCGGCATGTCCGCCGAGGCGGCGTGGTTTGCCTACGACCGCGAACAGAAGACCGTCGAGAATGAGCGTCTGAAGAAGGACATCCAAACCAGGGAACAGCAGGCCCGGAGCGCGGGGCGCCAGGAAGGCGCGCGCATCGAGGCCGGAAAAGGAGCCGCAGGCCGCGTGTTGGGCCAGGGCGGAGCCGGGCAGGGTGGCCTCCGCGCCGCCCAGGCGCAGGTTCCGCGGACCCACGCCGAACAGGTCAAGGTTGCCGCCCAGCTCGTGCAGAAGATGCGCAGTGAGCGGGCAGGCGCCGCCTGACGGCAGACACGCGACGCGGCTCCACCAATAGGAGAACGTCATGGCTCTCACTCTGAGCGAAATCCAGGCCGTCACCGATGATGTGTGGCTTCCCGGCGCCCAGGACAACTGGGCCGAAGGCAACGTCTGGCTGATGAAGCTCCTCGGGATGAAGGAGACGATCCCGAGCTGCGAGAAGGTCCGCGCGGTGCTGGAGTACAACCGCAGCCGCGGCGGCGCGTTCGGCCCGACCACGATCTTCGACACCGCGAAGAAGGACATCATCAACGCGGCCCGCTTCGACTGGGCCTACTTCTGGTCCGGCCTGACCGTGGACATCAAGGACATGACCCAGGCCAGCGGCGGCAACGCCGAATTGGACCTGATCCTGACCAAGCTGAACAACGCCCAGAAGTCCGTCAAGGACTACATGGGCGACTCCATCTACCTGTCCTATTCCGACGGGCAGACCGAGTGGGGCGCGGACGCCATCCCCTTCTACGGCATCCCGGACCTGATGAACCAGGGAGGGACCACCTCCTACGGCGGCATCCAGCCCGACGACCTGCTCGGCCCGGACAGCACCTCCGTCTGGCTGGCCTTCCAGGACGCCACCGCCCTGACGATGAACTTCGACACCATGCAGGTCCTTCGCCGGGGCTGCGCGGTGGGCAACGAGGCCGGTGACAAGCCGGACTTCTACGTGACCACCGAAACCCTGAAGGATGCCTTCGAGAACACCCTTCAGGCCCAGCAGCGCTACTACGACAAGGGCCTGGCCCAGGCCGGGTTCGAGAACGTCAAGTTCGGCGCGCGCGGCGTGGTCGTGGCCGACGACAAGGCCGCCAGCGGCTACGTCTACGGCTTCAACATGAACTTCATCAAGTTCAAGGTCCACCAGGACTACAACTTCACCCGGCCGGAGTGGAAGGAGCCCACGAACCAGGCGGTCAAGACCGCCCAGATGCTCGTGGCCTGCTGCTTCCTGACCTCCCAGCGCCGCGCCCACGGCCAGCTCACCAACGTCAGCTAGGCCAATCCAGAAGGAGAACGACCATGTTCGTGATGAATGTGCATCTCGATGACCTGAACACCGAGGACTACTACTTCCCGGTCCCGGTCACGGCGCGGCTGGTCAAGGCCGTGTCCACCGTCGTGGACGCCGCCGTGGCGGCCACCGGCTGCACCCTGACGCTCTCCGACGGCACGAACACCGTCGGCACGATCACCATCGCCGCGTCCGCGGCCGAGGGCGACTGCGACTCCCTGGTCCTGGACACCACCACCAAGGGCGCCGTGAAGTTCGACGCGACCACGGATTTGAAGATCAGCGCCGCGGCCTCGGCCACCGGCCAGGCGAACGTGGCCCTGGTCTTCGACGAGTTCCACGCCGCCAACTAGCTCCGAAACGGCCCGGGGCGCGTGCCCCGGGCCGTTTCGGGGAACACTGAAAAGAGGAACACCACCGATGCGCAAGTTCAATGCTCTCATGGCGACCATCGCCGCTGCGCTCGCGCTGCTCCTGGGGGTCGGGCCGGCTTTTGCCGCGCTCACCGTGACCGGCAACCAGCCCGTCTCCGGGAACAAGCACGTCCGCATCATGCAGGTCGCCTTCGATTCCAGCTACGCCGCAGGAGGCGAAGCGCTGGACTACACCGCGCTCGGCTTCAGCGCGGGCGTGGATCAGGTCCGCATCCAGCCCCAGAAGGGCTATGCCTTCGACTACGACTACACGAACAAGAAGATCAGGGTCTATGCGGTCGTCCCGGCGATGGTGATCGAGGAAACCCACACCATCACCCAGTCCGGGAGCACCTATCTGGTGACCTTGGACTACCCGGCCGCCTTCATCGTCAACGTGTCCAACAGCACAGACTCGATCCTGCCGGTGCATGGCTCGGGCACGGCGGCGCAGTCCGCCCACTACGCCTTCGACTTCGCCGAGGGCGTCAGGACGCCGCTCTACTTCAACGTCGGCAACAACAACACCTCCGTCAAGGTCACCTACGCCACCCAGGCGTGGAAGGACGTGTGGGAGAACGTGGTCGAGGGCGAAGCCGTCACCGTCAGCGGAAACGGCGCCGCGCTGGCCTTCAACGCCTCGGCGGTCATGGCCGTCAAGGCGGACAACGCCACGTCCGGGAAGCAGGTCAACGCGACCAAGTTCCTGGACAAGGACGACTCCGCCGCCACCGGCGAGGTGTGCTGGAACTGGACCCCCACGACCGGCAACACCAACGCCACCTTCTCCGGCGCGGACGCCATCCAGGCCGCGACCGTGACCTACCTGAAGAAGCCCGCGTCCGGCTTCCTGCTGGACAACTGGGTTGAGGAGGAGACGGCCACCCTGCGCGCCGACGGCAACCAGACCATGGACAACCCCGTGCTGCTCTGGGGCTACGCCAACCAGGTACCCATCAACGCCCAGACCACGCAGACGCTCGTCTCGCAGGGCGGCACGAACGGCACCAACCAGGGCTACTTCCACTGGTACAGCCGCGGCTTCTATGACGACGCCTTCCGCTTCCCGACCACGCAGCAGACCGCGGCCACGACCTGCACCTACATCAAGGGCGACCAGGGCCAGGTGCAGACGCAGATGATGGAGGTCGCCAACGGCACGGACCTCTCCGACCTGACCGGCATCCGCATCGAGATCATCGGTCGATAGCACACAAACCCGGCGGAAGGTCCAATGACCGAAAGTCAGATCATCGCCGGAGTGAGGCGGGGGATTCGGGAGCCGAGCCCCCGCCTCATCAAAGACTCCGACATCACGGATGCCATCACCGTTGCGGTGGGCATCGTCGGCCTGAAGATCGAGGAGGTTGACTCCTCTTTTTTCAGCAGGCGTTCCAGCCTCTCGTCCAGCACCTACGTCTTTGCCTGGCCGTCCAGGTGCTCGCGCATCGAGGCTGTCTGGGACATGGACGATACCGCCGGGGACGTGACCGGGGCCACCAACGCTTCGCCCATCGTCATCACCGAGGCCACCCACGACAGGAGCACGGGCGACATCGTGACCGTGCATGACGTGGGCGGGAACACCGGGGCCAACGGGACGTGGCCCATCGTCGTTGTGGACGCCAGCACCTACAGCCTGACCGGCTCGGTCGGCAACGCGGCCTACACGTCCGGGGGCAAGGTCTTCGAGGAGCCGAACAACCTCGACGCCCAGCGCATGAAGAAGATCGGCGTTGCCGAGGCGACCGGGGACAACGACCGCGCGTGGTATCCCCAGGGCCAGTACATCGTCGTCGATGATCGGGACTTCACGGACGACCTTATCATCGACTGGTCCAAGACCCCGGCGGAACTCGCGGACATCCCCGACAAGTACCATTTCGCCGTCGAATCCTACTGCATCCAGCACCTTGTACCCGTCCCCGACCCGGAAACTCCGGGCTACGCGGACCTTCTTTCGGTCCAGCAGCGCTACCTGCGGCAGTGGGAATACGGGCTCCGGCGGGTGGAGGAAACCATGCGCCCGTCCAGCGAACCGAGTTTTGTGCGGGAGGAGTGGTAATGCGAAGGCTCATCCTCTCGGCGCTTCTGGTCGTTCTCGCCGCTGGCACGGCCCAGGCCGGCTCGCAGCAGACCGGCTCGACCAACTCCACCGGCCTCCTGACCAGGGTCCGCTACGTCCTGGACGAGCCGACGGCGGCCTTCTGGAGCGACGCGGAGCTTCTGTCCTGGCTCAACAACGGCGTGGAGGACATCGCGGCCCGGACCAAGTGCCTCCAGGCGAGCGAGAACGCCACCCTGCGAAGCGGGGTGGTCGAGTATTTCGTCTCCTCGTCCTACGTCGGGCTGACCGGCGCTCTCTACTACAACGGCAGTTCCTACAAGGCCCTGGACCGCGCCAACCCCTTTGACCCGAGCAAGGGCATCGGCAACGCGCAGAACGTGGGCGAGCCGGTGCATTACGCGGACTGGGGCGGGAAGGTCCTGCTGTGGCCCGAGCCTGGATCCGCCGTGGACGGCAAGACGGTATCCGTCTTCTACGTCGAGCGGCCCTCGCGCATCGCCTCCGGTGACGCCGTGCCGGTCCCGGCCTACCTCGTCAACGCGCTCGAAATGTACGTGGCCTCGCAGGCGCTCTACAAGGACCGCCAGGACGCGCGCGCCGCCTGGTACGAGTCGAAGTACAAGGCCGAGATCGACCGCTACCGCTCGGACTACGTGGAGTTTTCCAAGGAGCCCGCGCAGTGAAAAGCCGCGGCCTTCTCCTGGCCCTCCTCCTGGCCCTCCTGGCGCTCCCGGTGTCCGCCCAGGAGGCCCCGCCGCCCCCGGACACGGCGCTGACGGACGTGCAGTACACGTTCTCCGGGGCCTGGCTGCCGGACGAGGACGCCGCGCTGATCGGCGCGGAGAACTTCTCCGACATCCGGAACCTCCGCTACACCGACACCTCGCTCGTCGGCATCGGCGGGTACTCGAAGATCAACGACGCCGCCCTGACCACCTACACCCTGCCGGGCAACGGCTTCCACCTTGCCACGACGGCCACGGACGCGCCCTCGAACATCCTGGTCTGGGGCCAGAACGCGAGCGGCAGCGGCGCGGTCCTGCTCTCGCAGACGGCCATCCCCGAGATGGGGAACTTCACGGCCACCCCCCTGCACGCCGACGCGGCTGGGGCAGGCACGGGCCGGTTCTCGCGCGGGCCGTCCGGCACGGCCATCTACTGCAACGGCCTGGAAAACCGCGTCTGGGGCGGCAACGAGACACGGGCCTCCGGCTTCTTCACCGTGGACGGGTCGAACGGGACCAACCCCAAGGACTCGACCCTCGCGGTGCAGAACAACCTGTCCACGAGCGGGAACTTCGCCAGCGTCGGCGGCAGTCAGCTTTCCTGGATCGTCCTCTCCTCGCGGGCGCTTGCGGGCGTGCGCTACGAGATGCGGACCGTGAACGCCGCGGCCTCGACCACGAGCGCGAGCTTTTGGAATGGCACCGGCTGGCAGGCGACGGCCGGGTTCTCCGACCAGACAAGCACGGGCGGCGTGTCCCTGGCCCAGAACGGCTGGATGCGCTTTTCCTCCACGGTCGGCAGCGCGGAGCCCAAGCACTTCGAGGGGGCCTACCTCTACGCCTACCTGTTCACCATGTCGGCCGGCAGCGCGGAGATCAGCCATGTGACCGTGGATGCGCCCTGGCAGCCCTTGGTTGACGTGTGGGACGGGGTGAACCGGGAGTGCCTGACCTTCCAGCTCCGGCGCAGCGGGGAAAACGAGGACTACACGGGCGAGGTCGCCCAGGCGTCCTCCGTCTCCTATCCCATCGTCGCCTTGATGGGCAACGCCACGGCCACGGACGAGGCTGTCTTGATGTTCAAGGACCGCCTCTCGGCGATCAAGATCACCATGCTCGCGGGGTACGCGAACAACGCCACGTCCACGGCTTCGCTGGCCTACTGGAACGGCACGGCTTGGACCACGCCGAGCGGCTTCACGGACGGCACGTCCAGCGGCGGGGCCACGCTCGCGCAGACCGGGCTGATGTCCTGGCAGCCCCCGGCCGAGGGCCAGGAGTTCCCTCAGTCCTTGTTCGGGAAAAGCGGCTACACCTACCGCCTGAAGTGGTCGGCCACGCTGAAGGACAAGGACAACTCCGGCGTCGGGACGAGCATCGACACCGTGTTCGGGGTTCCGGCCCCGGTGACCGTGCCCGCCTTCAACCTCTCGGCCATGTACCGCGGCCGGGCCGTGCTCCTGAACCACGAGAGCGGCAACGAGCCGAACCGGGTGGACTACTCGTTCCCGAACACGCCCGACGTGTGGAACGGGGCCGAGTCCTCCGACGGCGGCTACCAGAGCCTCTACGTGGGCGGCGAAGAGCCGATTGTCGCGGCCATCGAACTGTACAACCGCTACGGCTCGTCCCTGTTCACCATGCTCGCGGTCCTGAAGGCCGGAGAGACGTACTCGGTTAAGGGCTCGACGCCCGAGGATTTCGAGGTGTCCACGGTATCGACGACCGTGGGCTGCGCCGCGCCGCTGACGCTCGCCACGGCGGAGATGGGGTTCCGGGTCGCCGAGGACGTGCAGCGGAACGTCGCCATGTGGCTGTCCTACTCCGGGCCGGTCCTTTTCGACGGCGCCTACATCCTGCCGATGCGCGGGGTGGATTCCTACTTCGACCCCTCGGACGTGCGCTGCGTCAACTACGACGCCATCGAGGGCTCGCGCGGGTGGTACGACGCCACGTTCAAGGAATACCACCTCCTGATCCCTTCCGGGTCGGGCCAGACCACGAACAACGTCTGGCTGATCTACGACATGACCCGCAAGAAGTGGCGGAAGAACGACACCGGCACGGCCCCCTTCCCGCAGATGGGCTTCTCGGCCGAGGCCAGCCGTGGTGTGCGCTACTGCTACGCCGGGACCGACGACGGGTTCATTCGCCGCCTGGAGCACGGCACGAGCTGGGACGGGGTGGCCATCGACCACCGCGTTTCGACCGGCGACATCTGGGTGGACCAGAACGTCTGGTACAAGACGCTGATCCGCCGCCTGAAGGTCATCGCCAAGTACATGGACGAGGACCACGTTCTCGCCATCTCACACATCGCCGACTCCGAAGACGACGGCATTGCCGAGGACTGGACCGACTGGACCGGGGAAACCTGGGCCGACTGGACCGGCGAAACGTGGTCTTCCTCGACGCTTATCAGCCTTGACCTCTCTCCGGTCAACTCCCTGGCGAAGCTCGTCCGGGACGTGGAGGAGACGAACCTGCTTGGCTGGAGCCACAAATTCACCTTCCAGATCAGCACGGACGACACGGAAGCCGGTGACCTGGAGCTTGTCGGATGGGGCCTGCAACATCGCCGCGTGAGGGTTGACAAGTGAGCATTAAACGCATCTGCGCCCGGCTTCTCTGGTGCTTCCTGGTCCTGGCCCTGGCGGTCCCTCCTGCCTGGGCTCCCCCGGCGTGGGCCGCGAACGGCAACTACGCCGCGACCGACCTGACGGGCGGGGGCACGGGGGCGCTGGACGCCATCAACGGCGGGAGCCTCCTGGACAAGGACAAGGCCATCGTCCGCGACTCGGCCACCGGCCTGTTTCACGTCTACGTCCTGGACGAGGACTCGGCCGCGGCCGAGAACAGCCCCTACGTCATCGCCCCGGACACCAATGCCGGGAACAAGCGGTGGGTCCATGCCGGACTCTGGCAGAACGCCACGGCGGACTCGGGCACGGCCATCACCACGAGCGCGGGTTGGCACTTCGAGGGTGGGACCGGAATCACGACCACCGCGGGAAACAACACAGTGGACGTGGCGGTGTCCACGGGCG